CAATGCCTGGTTCAGGATTTCCGTCTTCATCTTCTTCAGGGCTATCATTCGTTACTTCAGCAAGTCCTAATTTTGTAATGACTTCTAAGCCGACATCTTCATCCATTGTGTGCTCTGCACCTAAAGAAGTTCCACCCCAATTAAAATTTCCTGCTTTGGCTGCTTCGTATGTATTTGAGTTTAAGGCTGCTTGTACAGGAGCTCCGATAACCCATTCAATTTCTTGCAACTCAGGATTCCAGCCAGAAGTCATTGGATAAAAAAGAGCAGTATGAGCATTAGATGATTCGTTGCCAGCTTCTGCACCGTAAGGAAGTCTAACTGTAGTAAGTACCCCTGGAGAATTTAAAATTTCTCTGCATGAATAATAAAAGTAACGTTCAGCTGGTGTAGTTGGCGTGCCATAAACTGATTCAAGTTCACTGACTGTCGTAACTACAATTGGTTCATTTACAGGGCCTTGTGGAGCAAATCCTGTAATAAGAGTATTAGTTCCAATTGGTAGAGCAGCTCTCAAAGACAAGTCCTTTTCCGTAATTTGTACACCTGGTGATTGAATGATTCTCATGTAAATTACTTATCTTTTTTGTTGATATTATTTTTTAGGTCGTACTATATTTAGTTGCCCAAATGCAAAATCTGCAGAAGTTTCAGCAATTTCACCTTCTTTATAAGAATAATTTATACCTCGCAAACCTATAATGAATGCATTAGTATATACAAATTCCATTGAAACTTCGTTGTATTCATTCAATGCTAAAATTGAAAAATTTGTTTGATATTCAGCGTTTTTTCCTGATTCAGCTCTATCAAAACGAGTTATATCAGGTCCAGCATAACCACTTTCATAAGGATCGTTTAAAATGGCTAACCATTTCCATAAAATGTAATAATTTTTAAATTGATTGTCAATTACAAAATTTACACTAAGAGGAGGATAGTTTGGTCTGGAATAAGAAGAAAAATTGGTACTTTGGCCGCTAAATCTTGCTTCTATTGGTGGAACCGATATATCAGGAACAATAGTTCCATGAACAGTCATTTGTAGAGACTCTAAATTTAAATCAGGATCTACTTTGCTCATTTTTCTAAGTGCTTGAGGCAAAGTTAGTACTAAAATAAACTTATCTTTTGAAGATATGTTTAAAGGAGATTGTAAATAAGGATTGACGCAAACTTCAGGCATTTGGGTTATATATTTCAAATCCCATATCTTGTAGAGATTCGAGATCTAAAGAATATTTATCAAGTTGTTCTAATTCTTCGTGTGAAATATCTAACTTTTTAAAAGGAGTAGAAATATTCACATAGTCATAATTTAATATAACAGGAGTTTCTGTATTTAAATCTTTAATCTGATAATTCTCTTTTGATGTTTCCCAATAATTATTAGAAGATAACTTAAGAGGTCTCTGTCTCTCATCAAAATTTACAATTTCAAAATATTGCTGACAAACTTCAGGAACTAATATAAAAAGAGCCCATACTAACGCCATTATTCTGTCATCATAAAATTTGTCTCCGCTTTTTTTAAACGTACCATTAGGAAATCGAACGAATGTTTCAAATTCTGAAATTGTTTGAGAATCATTTATATGAACCGTTTGAAGATGGTTTACCCAATATCTCATGTTTTGGATTCCATCAAATTTTATGTTTGTGTGAGATAACACACCAATATTTCTTGTTCTATTGTACTTGTCTTGCTCCGAAATTTTTGCGTAAGAAACCAATTTTTCGTACTTGTATTGATAGTAAAGAGCATCGATTAGTTGTGCTCCGCAATTGTTTCTTTCTATTAAAATTGGAGGAAATCCCCATGACGAACCAAGTATTGCTAGTTTTCTCGCAAAATGAAAAGGTTCGGTAACAGCTGATCCGAAAACAGCTACTTGTTTAATGTTTTGAAGATCTGTTACATCTAATATCTGTGCTACTGATGAAGCTCTACCTATGCCTTCTCCTACATCAACTCCTATTACATACAAGGAATTTATAGATGGAGTTTCAAATACAATGTATTCTAAGTCCGAAGAAGACCATACAGGATTTTTTTTGTTTTTCTTAAAAGAATCTATAACTGCTGCACCAACTGCTGTTGAAGCTTCATCTAAAAATGTGTTATTATATTCTTTTAAAAACTCTTCTTCTGATCCCAAAAGTTCGATTTGTGTTTGTTTCCATTTTTCGTCTCTACCTGGTACGTCCCACCAATCAATTCTTTCAGCCTTCCATTCTTTGTATTTGCCGTTTTCTGCTCCTGAGTAAATGTCATAAAATTTATTGCTAACTCCATTTGGGGTACTTACAACTAAAATTTTTGAATTTTTTCCTGAAGATACTGTTGGAATAACTGATGACCAAAAATCTTTAAGCAAATGAGGTTCAATATAAGCTGCTTCATCTAACAAAACACAATTTAAACTATCTCCACGAATTGATGTAGCAGTCGTTGTTGAAACAATAATACTTGAATCATTACCAAGAGTCATGCCTGTTTTTCCGTATTCTTTAACTCCAGGCTTAATGAAATTTGGTAATTGTTCGTAAGCCATTCTAATACGTTTAAATATATTAATTGCTGTAGTTTCTTTATTTGCAACAATAGCTGCTCTGTAATCACAATTAAAACACACCATCCATAAAGAAAATACAGTTAACATTGTTGATTTTCCAATCTGGCGAGACGAACAAACCACAGCATGACGCTCTTTAACAAAAGTTCTTAAAACACGTTTCTGAGCTTCGTATAGTGAAATCTTTTGTTTTCCTTTATCTAAGCTTACTATAAAAAAGTAGTTTTCTGCAAAGTAAACAATATCTTCTTTGCAACGCTTAATTTCTCTAATCATATCATCCGTAAAATGATACTGAGCTCCTGCTATAGGAATATTTTTTGAACCTCTATAATAGTATGCATTACTAATTGGTTCTGAATTAATAATCTTTTCTGTATCTATATTATAGCCAATTTCTGTCAGCTTTTCATCATCAAGAATTATTCCATCTGTATCTGACAAAGAAGGTTTGTCAGATAAAGACTCTGTGGGTAATAATTTTTGTGGGGGCTGTAAAACGTTCTGTGTATTATTATGCTTTTTTTTATTGAGCTTTGGTCTTCCTCGTTTTGGTTTATTTTTTGAACCTTTAGGACGACCTCTGCGAGACAACACGTTTAATGTTGCGTTTTTATCAGAAGACTCTAATTCACTAAAGCTCATACGAGCTTTATTTAAGGTCTGTTGCTCGCTATCTCTACGAATGTAGCTCTTAACAAATCAACTAAAGCTGCTTCGTCTTTTGCTGTCGGTGTATTAAAAATTACCACCTTTTCGTCTTGCAATGAGTAACCGATTAAAGCAAAACTACTTAAAAACTCTTCTGCAATTAAAGCAAGATGACTTATTTCTTTTAGCTTAACACGTTTTTCGGCTTGCATCTCTTCTTTATAACGATTGAGAGCGTGATTAAATAAATCAGTTAAATTTTTTTGATTAACTTTTATTGGATGTTTTTCAGACTGATTTTTTTGGGGTTTTGTATTCTTTACTTTAGTTTTTTGTGCCAACTTTGTTGACGTTCTTTTAATTTTTTTTGAAGTTGACATAACTATTGTTGTTGTAGCACGTTTGTGGGTTTCTTCCCTAAAATGCCGAATTTTACAAGTTGTTCTACTATAACCTCGAGAGATGACGTTTGTATTTTAAATCTGCCTGGTATATATTGATTCCCAAACACGTAAAAAATACAGAACATCCACCTGGATCTATAATCAATGTCCAAGCACGTGGATCATGATTACCATAATCACTATACAATTTATCAACATGATATCCCGAATCTCTTAAACGCTTTTGAATGTATCCAGCTGTAGTTAGCTTGTTGGCCATAATTTTATTTACAAAGAGTTTCTTAAAAACCAACTGATTATTTAACTAAACCTGAAAGGATGTATGTAGTAAATTCTGTCTGAAACTTACAAATCTTATAATTTATATTAATAGATACATCAACTACCTCTTCACTAAGAGACAACATTAAGAAATTTTGAATATCAAAAGGAAGAGAGCAACTTATTGATTTTCCTTGAAAAGAATCTGATGCCTTAATTGTTAATTCGTTTGTATTGTCTCTTGTGTCATCTCCTATTTTTGCTAACACATGACCTTCAGCATTTGTTACAAAATATATTTTAGTAGAATCAGGTAAAATTGATTGATATTTTATAATCTCTGAAAATGTTTTTTTTGTTAATGAAAAATTCGTGTCAAAAGCAAGTTGTTTTATTTTGTCTTCACTAATGCTCTTTTTATTAACAATATATGATTCGTCTAACAGATGGTATTTAAATGAAAGTTGGTCTGTTTTAAATGAAATAGAATTAGTGTCTATATTTAAGCACACTTCATCTTGCTCTATACCAGAGAACAAACGAATAAACGTTTTGCATTCAGGTATAATACAAGAAATACTATCAGTAGTTTTACTGGAAAGTTGCGCTAAAAAAACTACACTACCATCTTGAGTTGTTACTAGAGATTTTAGTGTTCCATTTTTTTCTGTTTTAATGGCAATGTTATCTGCCAATTTAGAAACAGGAATTAATAGATTGTCTAAAAACGATTTTCTTGAAACTATTAGTTTCATTCAGAAAGAAGACTCATAGGTTTACGACGAAAATTAACATCTACTTTGTTAAGAGCCTCTACGATTTGTTGAAGCGATCCGCTTATTTTCTCTAGATTCGTATTAATTTTTTCGGCAACAAGACAAACTTCGCTATTTACTATATTAGAATGAGTAGCTAAAATAGACGAATCTAAATTGGGCAGAGAAGAGGAATGAGTGGGAATCTGAGCTTCTGAAGAAGAAGGATTATCATAAATGGGATGTGTTGATTCTGCTTCTCTTTGCAGCATCTCAATCATTTGCTTCTCTCTTTCGTTCACTCCTAATGAAGGTCGCTGTTGATCCAACAAAATTTTTTTAGGATCGATGCGTGTAGCAGGCAAACACTGATTTCCTGCTTCACTAGTTGTGCTATCTACCCTTAAAAGTTCACTTCCAAATATCTGAGCTATTGTAGCTGCTGCAATTTTATCTTGTCCAATCATATGTGTTTATACTGTAGATGTTTATTTGTGTAAATCAACTATTTCAATTATGTGAGACCTCCAGGAACACCTTTTCGAATAACAGCTGTTGCGCTCCATGGATGCAACGACTCTAAGTGGTCTGTAACAATGCTAAAATCAGTAATCTTGCCATTATCGTACATTTCATCCAAACCTTCGTAGAGAAGCCTTACTGCATCTTCTGTAAACAATAAGTTTGATCCATTTAACTCAGCAAATGCTTGTTCGTCTCTACGTTTACAAATAATAACTACTTCAGTAGGAACTTTTGCTCTAGCCATTTCAACAATGTCTTCAATATATACAACATTTTTTGGATCAAATTGCACTGTAATTGTTGCAATAGATCTTTGACTGTGACCATTAGCTGCTCTACCACGTCTTTGTGTAGCATCTTGACTGAGTTCGAATGAACATGGACATGTTGAACTATATACATACTCAACTGTTAAGAAGAATTTGTACTCGTTGCTATGTTTTTGTCCCTCTAAAACAGAATTGTAATAAATGTAACCTTCTGCTTTTTGATGACTGAGTTTCACTCCGTCAACTATTTTAAATACTTCTTCACTAGAAGCTGAATCAGATAACTCTTTACGAGTCCGCAAAGCTTGTTGTGTCCAAGGATACTTAAATTTCATTTTACAGTACACGTCCTTTGAGCCCTGTTTTTTCTGTAAAACATCCAGAATGTGTGTAATGCCGTCAATTGATACGTGATTTGCTATTTGCTCGTGCATTACAATAGGAAATCTGCTCAAATTTAATCCTTTGGCATTTGGATTATCAAGAGAGCCGTAAAGTGAAACTGAAGTAGTCAATTTTTCTATACTTCCATCACGGCGAATAAAATTTACAGGCAAATCTACACCTGAAACTCCAACTTTATTTATGGCTACTCTTGCTCCTGGAATAAAAGGGTTTATTTGAGGATCTGGCAAATCTTTATCTTCTGGATAATGATTCTCATCATACTCAAAATTCAAATGAGGCATGTGAGACGAATAATTGTTAAAATGCATGTAATAAAAAAATTAGAGATCAGCAAGAAGTTTTTTGAGTGCTTCGTCAGTGGAAGCATCTGTTTCGTTTACGCTTTCCTTGGATGGAGCCTCATAAGTTTTCTCAATTGTCGTGTCTGTCTTTTTTACTGTTGTAGGTACCTCATTACGAATTGGAGCATATTCATCTTCGTCTTTTTCGACTGGTGACCCCATTGTTAGATTAAAAAAGTGCTCATCAAGCATTCTTTGCATTTCAGCTGTAGTTGTTTGTTTGTTTAGCGACTTAAGATCGTGAGTTGATTTCAAGATACTGTCAACTTGTGAATCATTTAGATCTAAAGAGCTTGGAGATAAAAACTTTGAGGAAGCATATGTGATATATTGTTTAGATCCCTTTCTGTCTCCAGTGCGACTTTCACATTTAATGCGCAAAGTTGACCCTTCTGCAAGATCGAAAACTTTCTCCACACCAAATTCTTGAGCATCATCTCCTGTAAGAGCACTTTCAATAATTTTATCCAATTCTTTTCCGTAGCGCAAAATTTTAACTTTTCCTTCATTTTCAGGATTAGTAGGATCCGAAACTACATAAACATTAA